AGCTTATTACTTGCGGGGGTATCTATCCCTAATCCGCATTTAGCGTGGTTTTTCCATCTTGTAGCCACATCAACCGCTTGCCCTATATAACATTCTCCTGTCTCTTGATTGGTAATTTTATATATTCCTGTGATAGTTTGTGTTCCTAGCACATTATTACACAACGCGGTCATTGGCTTTTGGAAGTAAGTGCTCCAGATCAACATACATAAAATACGAGGTTGATGTAAATTTGGTTTTACTCTTTCAAGAGCGCGAATATCATCTTTTTCATTGTCTGTTGGTTGTAAACAATAGAAAGATGTTTTTTCTTTTATTTCCTTTTCTTTTATTTGCGCTTGAATTGCGGCAACTCGGGTAGAGCGTAAATAATTTAATTTATCTTGTTCTTCTTTAATTTGATCTAGTAAACTATCTTGTTCTTCGTCATAATTATCATATAACCCTTTTAATAAATTATCATATTCTTTTTCTATTTCAAGATAATTATTATTTAAAACTTTTTCATAATCTTCTAATGCATTATTATTAATTTCTTTAATATTTTCTACATATTGCATATGATTTGCAATTTGATTATTTAAACTATCTTCTCTATTTTCTAAAGTTGAAAGTTCAACTCTTTTTTCTATTATAGATTGTGCTAATTTATTTGCTATTTTTTTTTGTTCTATATTACTATTTATAATTTTTTCTTGTTCTTCTAATAGAGCTTGATTTTCTTTCTTATTTTTATAAAATATTATAAAGAAGATAATATTTAATATTATAAGAATAATATCTAAAAACAACATCTTTTATTCAACTCCTTTTTATAAATACAAAAAGAGGAGTTTATAACCCCTCTTGCTTTTGTATTAAAAATTATTCAGCATCTTTTGTATCTTCAGCTTCAGGATCGAATTCCATACCAGCGTCAGTTAATTTGATGAATTTAACTGCTTTATGAGAACCATCTTCTAATTCAACTTCAGCAGGGATTCTTTCCATTAATCCTTTTCTTTGGAATGCAGAAGTAACGATTCCATTAACTTGTCTAACTTCTAATCCTGTTCCTTCAGCGATATCAGCTGCAGTGATATTAGATCCTCCATTTGCTTTTACATAATCATAAACTAATTTACTATTTGGTTTTAACATATTATTTTTCTCCTTTTCTTTCTTTTATTTTTTGATGTTTCCTTCATCATTTTCTTTATATATATATTATACCAAAAATTTTTTATTTTGTCAAAAGTTTTTTCTCTAATATATATTTATCTATTTCGAGCATATCTTCTAGCGAAAGCCCCAATACAAGTTGCTCCATCTTGTCTTGAGTTTCAGAAAGTTTAGTTGGTTCAGAGATGCATAACTTTTCAAGTTTAACTATCTGTTCTGCAACCCTTTTGATATATTTTTTCTTTTTGCTTTTCATATATATATTATAACAAAATTATTTTTGAAAGTCAATAATATCCGCAAACATCTGCTCTGTAATAATAGCTACGCCTAGTTCTTGTGCTTTTTTATTCTTCGCTGATGTGCTATTAATATCATTGTTGATAAGATGTGTAGTATTTTTAGATACTGATCCAGTGACCTTACCGCCAAGACTTTCAATTGTTTTTGTTAGTTCCTCTCTATTTTTCCAAATATTTAACTTACCTGTAATACAATATTGCAATCCTTCTAATGAAATAGAACCAGGAACCTCTTGAAAATAATTAATATTTTCTTCTTCTATTGTTAAATATTCTTCTACAATATAATCTAATTCACTATAATCAAAAGATTTTAAAGATTTGTTCATTTCATAGCCATATCCATCTAAGCTCGAAAAATCAAAATCCCCCAAGACTCTTTCTTTAAACGCACCATATGTTGTAAATCTTCCGGCAATATCTTTTGCGACAGTTCTACCAATAAGTGGTATACCTGCTGCTGAAATGATTGCTTCAAGACTACAATTTTTACAGGCTTCGATGGCTCCAAGAATATTTGACACAGACTTCTCTCCAAACCCAGGTAAAGCCTTCCACTCATCCTTGTGCTTCCACAAATCAAACACGTCTCTGATTCTCGTAATCCAGCCAAGGTCGATAAGTTTTGAAATTGTTGCTTTTGATATTCCTTTTGCATCTAATCCCTTCTTTCCAAAGAAATGTTCTATTTTATTTAATAATTTACCTTCACATTGAGGATTATCACAATATAAAACTTCACTATCATTTTCTTTATGAATAGAAGTGTTTCCGCCACATATTGGACATTTACAAGGATATACAATAATTTCATTAGTATCATTTCCTACCACTTGAGATATTGAGGAATTATCATATTAGCTTTATATACCATAACTTTACATCTATAGTGGCTAATACCTAATTCTTTCATTATACTAATATTATGTAAACTTGCTCTTGATACTTCAGTGCCGTCAATTTCTATTGGAGTTAAAATTGCTACTGGAGTAAGTTGACCTGTTCTTCCCATAGTCCATTCTATATCTTCAAGAGTAGTTTCATATTCTTCATCATAGAATTTTAATGCTAACCCACCTTTAAAATGATGGTCTGTGCGGCCAGCTGCCTCATACTCATCAGTTGTATCATATTTAAATACTAGTCCATCAATAGGAAATATTTTTTTAAATTCTTGTAAATTATTAATAATATTTTCTAATTCTGTTCCATCTTTGTTATCATAATATTTTAAATTTCTTGTTGAATATGGAGTTATTGTAAAACCATAACTTTCTAATTCATATAGTTTTTCACTTAGAAAATCATCTCTATATTCATCTCCAAAAACATCCCAAGCAACAAAAGATAGATTTCTTCTTGCACATTCTTTACTATCTAATAATCTGATACTACCACTTGCAAAATTTCTTGCATTTTTATATTCATCTGCAAAAGGTTCAAAATCTTTATTTGTGCAAATAATTTCTCCATCAACGATTAACTCTCCATCAGTAAAAGGAATTCTTTTTGGAATATTTTTAATAACCATTGCATTATGTAAAACATCTTCTCCAATAATTCCATTCCCGCGGGTTTCCGCACCTACAAGTTGTCCATTTAAATATCTTAATGAACAAGTCAAACCATCTAATTTTAACATAGCAATAAATGTTTTATCTCCAATAAATTTTCTAATTTCTTCTACATCTTTTGTTTTATCAAGAGATAACATAAGGTGGTTATGTTTTACCTTTTTCAAATCATTCATTACTGAATAAATAACTCTTTGAGTAGGGCTATTTTCAGGATAGAAGTTTGCAGATGCTTCTAATCTAAATAATTCAAAATACATATCATCCCATTCTTTATCAGAAATTACAGGAATACCTTTATCATATAATTCAGTATATTTATTTAATTTTTCAACTAATTCTAAAATTCTGTCTTTCATTTTTTTCACTTCCTTTTATTTATATAAATATTATATCATTATTTTTTAATAAAATCAAAAAAAGTAGAATTAATCTACTTTTATATTATTTGATTCTTCACAAGTTATTTTATATGGTGGTGTTAAATCTTTTTCATTCTTCCATGGGTCTTTAAAATCTCTATAAGTAATATTTGTTTTTGGGTAAGTATGGATAGGATATGGGAATAAACTTTTCAACTCTTCATATTTTCCCTTTATCATAATCAATTCTTTATATTCTTCCATAGAGATAGTAATTGTTTCTTTTACTGTTTCCATATTTTCCTCCTATAATTTTACAACAGATGAAATTTTTCCATTTTTAATCATAATATTTCCTGTTGCAGCTCGTCCTAATAAAGGAACTTCTTGTGCGGAAATGCATATAGAATTTTTTCCTATTAATAAGATATTGTCCTCATCATTTACCATTGCCGCACCTATAATTGCACCTGTGCCTGGATTTGCTTTATATACAACTACACCTTTTCCGCCTCTTCCTTGGATAGGGAATTCAGATAGGGCTGTCTTTTTAGCTTGTCCATTTTCTGCAAATACTGCAACTGTATCTTCATTATTCTTAATTGGTAAACCAACTAAAACTTCATCATTTTCTGCAAGTTTAATTGCCTTAACCCCTGCAGTTACTCTACCTATTGCCGCAATATCCTTAGTTTCAAAATGAATAGATTGACCTTGTTTTGTAATAATTATCATATCTTCTTCATCCATTAACTCTATATTAGCTAGACTATCGCCTTCTTTAATATTAATTGCCGCAATACCTGTGCTTCTCTTAGTTTTTGTATATTCTTCTAATAAAGTCTTTTTAAATAAGCCTTGTTTTGTTATAAATACTACATATTTTTTATTATTTTTTCTATCTAATGAAGTTATTGCTATAACTTTTTCGCCAGGTTCAAGATTTATTAGTGTACTAATTTTTACGCCTTTTGCCGCATTTGTTCCAGCAGGAACATTATCTACTAATAACCTATACATTTTTCCTGTATCTGTGAAAACTAATAATGTATCAATAGTGTTTGTTGCTATTGTATCTAAAATTGCATCATCTTCAGTTTTTACACCTTTTCCGCCTTTGCGTTGAGTTCTAAAAGAAGATTTAGCAACTCTTTTAATATCTCCTGTTTGAGATAAGATTACTACAACATCTTCTGGAGTAACAGTTTCTATTTCTTTTTCTTCAGGTTTAATTTCTATATTATCTAAAATAGTTCTTCTTGCATCTCCATATTTTTTAACAATATCTTGTAATCTTTCTCTAATTACATTTATTTGTCTTTCTTGACTTCCTAATAATTCAGTTAAATCAGCAATATCTTTAACTAATCCATCTTTTTCAGCTTCTAATTCAACTTTTTCTAATTTTGCTAAACTAGATAATCTCATTGCTAAAATAGATTTTGCTTGGATGTCATCAATTTTATATTTTTCAATTAATTTTGTTTTTGCTGCTTCACTACTTGCAGATGCTTTAATTAATGCTATAACATTATCTATATCTTCAAGAGCAATTAATAAACCTTCTACTATATGTAGGCGGGCTTTCATTTTATCTAAATCAAAATTAATTTCTTTTATTAAACATTCAATATTATGTTGTAAATATATTTCAATACATTTCTTTAAATTTAATTCAGTTGGAGTTTTATTAATTAATGCAACTTGATTATATGAAACAGATGTTTGTAAATCAGTTTTTGCGAATAGTTTTTTTACGATTGTCTCAGGATCAACACCTTTTTGGCATTCGATAACAATTCTTAAACCTTTTTTATTACTTTCATCGCGGATTTCCGCAATTCCTTCTATTTCTTTCTTATCACAAACTTCTCCAATTTCACTTAATAATCCTTCTATTGTTGTTCCATATGGAATTTCATAGAAGATAATATTTTGTTTTTCAATTTTATATTGACCTCTAACCTTAACACTTCCATGACCTGTTGCCATAATTCCAGGAATATCTTTTGAATTAATAACAATTCCTCCTGTTGGGAAATCTGGTCCAGGTAGCATTGGTTCTTTTCCATCAATATAATCATATATAGCTTGAGCTACTTCTCTTAAATTATGTGGAAGCCAATTACAAGCCATTGCAACACCAATACCTGTATTTGGATTACATAATAAATTAGGGAATATAGATGGTAAAGTAATAGGTTCTTCAGCATCTTCAGAATAGTTTGGAATAAAATCTACATTTTTCTTTTTAATTCCATTTAACATTCCATCTTCTGCTAATTTAGATAATCTTGCTTCTGTATAACGCATATGAGCTGCGCCATCTCCCGCAATATTACCATTATTACCATGCCAATCTATAAGAGGGTATCTCATAACCCAACTTTGAGAAAGTCTTACTAAAGCACCATATATTGAACTATCTCCATGTGGATGGTATGCTCCCATAACATCTCCGACAATTCTAGCTGCTTTTACGTGAGGTTTAGAGAATAATCTGCCGCTTTCAAAAGATGACCATAAAATTCTACGAGCAACTGGCTTTAAGCCTGAAGTTGCATCTGGGATAGCACGATCTGTGTTTACAGCAACAGCATATTCAATAAAGTTTGTTCCTAATTCATTTATTAAATCATTTTTCATTATTTCTCTTCCTCCTTAATTTTTACTACATTATCTTCTAAAGTATCATCTATTTCTATTTTTATTGAATTCATTACTTGATTTGCATATTTCATAATATTAAAAATGCTTACATCACTAGGAATTTGTTCTTTTAACCATTCAAAAGTTTTTCTATTAACTAATAATGTTTTATTCGGCATTATACATAGCCTCCTCTGAATGAGCTTTAATATACTCTTTTCTTGCGGTAACGCCAGTTCCCATTAATTGGTCAAATAACAAGTCTGCAGCTTGAACATCATCAACTGTAATTTGTTTAATAATTCTTTCATTAGGGTCTGTTAAAGTTTGTTCAGTTTCTTCAACTGACATTTCTCCTAAACCTTTCATTCTGTTTACTTGCATTTTTTTACCAGAGTTTTCCGCTTTAAATTTTTCTAATTCTTCGTCATTTTTAATATATTTGTATTCTTTTCCTATTGTTACTTTATATAATGGTGGAACTCCCGCATATACATATCCATCTTGAATTAGTTGTGGACAGAAATTCCATATAAAAGTATAGAATAAATTTTTAATATGAGCCCCGTCTACATCGGCGTCTGACATGATAATTATTTTACCATATCTTAAATCTTCAGGTTCATAAGTAACTTTCATACTCTTAGTGTCGATAGTTAATCCGAAAGCCTCAATCATAGTCATGATTTCTGCATTCTTTTGGATTTTATCTAATGTTGCTTTTTGAGTATTTAAGATTTTACCACGAACAGGCATTACCGCCTGGAATTCATTATCTCTTGCTGTCTTTAAGTTTCCTGATGCACTATCCATGTGCTTCCTATATTTCTATAGGCACTGACTATCTCTTCGCTCAGACTTGTCAAGTCTTCATCACGTCCTCTATTTCGAACTATGTATCAATAATAGTCCTACTTCCAATCTCACTTGGAATAGTCGATACAGCTTATTGATTAATATTACCTTTTGATTGATGAGAATGCCAATATTTATTTTCTTCTGTATGATATTCAGGATAAATATCTTTCCAAGTTTCGAACCACCATACTTTTTGCAATCCTCTTTCAGAAATTTTATCTTTGTATTCAAGATATACTTTTCTAAAAGGAATATGATTATTATAGCACTCTCTTATATATTTAACATCTTCTTCAGTTAATTTTGCTCTTCCATTTTTTGACCCTTTTTGAGCTCTGTTACCAATTTCTTCTCCGCCTTCTGTTGCGTTATAGCTATTTTTAAATGAGTTATATTTTTTTATGTAAAATTTTTCTAATTCATTTAAAATTTCACTTGAATAATTTTCTTTTGTTAATTCTACAAGAATTTCAAATTCAAAATTGCTAATTCCATATTTTCTTATGGCTTGATGAAATTGACTATTATAATCTGAAGCTGTTGGACAACTAGATGAATAAATATGATTTCTTTTTCTAGTTTCTATATCAATACTTTGACCAATATAGCTATGTCCATTTATTTTGTTTGTATATTTATATATACCTATCATATATCTCTCTCCTTCTATTACTATATGAAGGAGGTTTTAAATAAATTAATCAATCTTGCCACGGGATTGACTTCACCTAAACATATTTTGACTTATATGTGTAATGGTCAGTTTTCCCCGTTAGCTGCGGATTTCCGCAACCCCACTGATTAGTGGTAAAAAGGATTCGGGCAATAGTTTACACTTACCCTCAGTTATATAGATTTCACATTTGCTTCTATCTTTTGAAAAACAATCTGCTAGTTTGCTATCAAATTTTAATACTTTTTCTTTTTTCTTTGCTTTTTCTCTAACATTTTCTCTTGCTCTTTTAGCCGCCTCTCTAGCTTTACGAGCGTCTATTGCCTTATCCGCAATTACTTTTATTTCTTTTTCATTATTTTTAAACCAATATTGTAAATTATCTACAAGAGCTTGGTTAAATGGTGTCATATCAATCTTTGTTACTGTTGATTTAACTTGAGCATCATATGCAATATTAGGTGCGGTAATGTTAAATACAATATACATTCCTTCTTGAATATCATCGCCTGTCAAATTTTCATCTTTTTCTTTTAACCATTTTTTCTCTCTAAAGAATTTATTAAATTCTCTTGTTAATATTGTTTTAATTTGAGTTATATGAGGTCCTTTTTCAGTTAGACCTGTATTTACATAAGGAACTAAATTTAATGAGTAATTAGATGTATATGTAATTACCATATCTAATTTATTTTTTCCTTCTTCAAAATTCATATTAAATCTATTAGTAATAACTTCTTTATTTCCAACGAAATCATCAACTAAATCATTTAACCCATGCTCTGAATGATAAGTAGTTTGAGTTCCATTATCATCTAATACTATTGTTAAGCCAGGACATAAGCAAGTGATTGTTTTGAATAAATCTTTAATTTTACTTATTTCTACTGTTGGATTTGTAAAGAATTCTCCGCTTGGTTGCCATTGAACCCATGTTCCAGTAGGAGTGCCAGCAGGAGTATTTGATACTAGTCTGTCTTTAAATACACCTTCATTAAATTTAATATGTTCCATTTTTCCATCTCTATATGTAGAAACCTCTAACCAATGAGATAAGAAAGTTGTAATTTTTGAACCAATACCAAAACTACCTAATGAAGTTCCTTCATAAGTTCCATCTTCACGATATTTTCCTGATGTATTTAATACACTAAATGCTGCTTCAAGAACAGTCTTTCCATCTTCACGCACTTCGTTTACCAAGAAACCTTGCCCAAAATCTCTAACTGTAATTACATCTTTTTCAATTACTACTTCAATTTTATTTCCGTGACCTAATCTAAATTCATCTACAGCATTAGATACTATTTCAACTAATAATTGAGTTGAATATGTTGTATCTCCTGCATATACTCCAGGTCTAAGTCTTGTAAACTCTAATGGAGATAAACTTTCGATTGAGTCTTTATTATACATTTTATTATTCATAAAGTTCTCCTTTCATTTTTTTTACATAATAATTATATCATAATTTTTCTTGTAAGTCAAAAAAATCGTTTTCAGGATGTCCTAAATCATTTTCTTTAAAAATCTTGTCTATTTTTGTTAAGTTGTTTGTCGCAAGCGCATCCGCAATTTCATTGCCTAATACGCCTTGATGACCTGATACTTTTTGAACCGAGAATCTAGGAAATTCCATTATTGCAAATCTATAAATTTTTTGAACTAAATCTAGATTTTCAACTTCTTTATTTCCAGCTCTTTTCCAATTATTACTAGCCCATTTGCGGATCCAATCGTTAAACATATTTACGCAGTAAGCAGAATCGCTATATATAATACAATTTTCTTCTTTATAAAATGTTGTAGCAATAGTAAGTGCATCTAATAATGCGGCAAGCTCCATACGATTATTAGTTGTGTTTTCTTCTTGAGAGTGCCAAGCATATTCCATTTTAAAACCACTGCCTGTATCTTCAGTTGGACGCAATGCCACCACTCCATATCCACCTATATTATTTTCTTTGCCATTTCCGCAACAGGAACCATCTGTATAAAAATATAACATAAAATCATTCCTTTCTTTTAAATATTATAACATTTTTTTTATAAAAAAACAAGATAACTATTCATTATCTTGTTTTTTATTTTTTATTTTATTTAAAAATTCAATTCGTCCTTCAAGTTTATCTTTAATAACTTGTTTGATATTAGCTATATCTGTGCGATATATTTCTTTTTGAGTTTCTTTTTGTTCTATTCTTTTACAAAGTTGAATTAAGGCTTCATTTTCTAAGTTTAATTTTTTAACAAAATCATTTCTTAATTGATATAAAGCATTTAATTCACAGTTTAATCTTCTTACTTTTTCTTGGAAATAATCTATAGTTGCTCTGTATTCTGCTACTTCACAGCCTACAAAAGTTGAAGCCACTTCTGTATCTTCTGGATGAACAAAAGCATATCCATAGAAATTACCAATATCAGTTTGAATAATAGAACAAGATACTCCTTCTTCATAGCTTGATTTTAATAATTTTAACATATTTTTTCCTCCTAATCTGCATCTGGTGCGATTAACATATATAGAAACCAAAACCAAAAATTTAATGGTAATGTTTTATCTAAAAATTCTGCAACCGCAACTCCATCTATTATAAAATTAATATTCAATATATCTATTAACCATATAATAAATATTAATAATCTAATTATCTTCCACATTTTCGTAATACGACCTCCTTGCCGCCTTAATTTCTTCCCATACTTCATCTATTGAAACAGGTCTACAACAATGACTATCCATACCAACGTGGTATATAAAGAAATTATCTTTTATACTATCTTGTTGATGAGTGTGTCCATGTAGATTATACATATCTTGTTTTGAAGGTTCGTCTTCTGGTGTTTTTGGTATCATAGGGAAATGTGATAAAAAGAAATAATTTTTCTTATATTTTATCATATCTGCCCATTTTATCTCTACTATATTTGGACATTCTAAATATCTTTGGACTTTTGCATCAGTGTCGTGATTGCCGCGGATAAGGTGAATTCTTCCATTTAATTGTTTAATTAATTCAATTCCCGCATCTATGTCATTCATTACGAAGTCTCCCAAATGATAAACATCATCATCTGGTTGAATAATATCATTCCAATTAGCTACAATAGTTAAATTCATATCTTCTACATTTGTGAAACCTCTTGGTGTAAATAAAAATTCTTTAATATGACAAAAATGTCAATGAGTATCTGATGTAAACCAGATAGCCATAAAAATCACTCTCCTTTTTTAGGGCGTGTTAAAGCATCTATAATGCTCCACCCTTGTTTTATTCTATAATAATAACTTGCTGTAGATATATTATATATACTACACCATTCTTTAATTGTATGTCTTTCCCCATTAATAATTGGGTTTTTTCTATTATATTCTTCTATAACTTGCTGAACTGTTATATTACACTCAATAATATTATCATCTTGGTCTAAATATCTCCATATATATCCTTTAACATTGGTATAACGCAGATTTCCATTGGCACATTTACTAATTGATCCTCTTTCCGTTTTCATTGCACGGGCAGCATCAGACACTGAAGAAAAAATAAGTGTATCTTCAATATTATTAAGATTAAAACCTATTATTTTATTTTTTAATTTATCTCTAATTAATCCATCTGTAAGAGCATTATGAGTTTCAAAGGTTTGATTATATCCATCATGTCCATAAGTATTATACTTTATAATCATTTCTTTCTCATACTCTTCTGCTTCATAACGAGTATTAAATTTTTGAGGAAGAATTTCGAATAAAAAATTTGAAATTCCATATTTTCTTAAAGCCTTTTGTAAAGGATAATTGTAATCTATACTATTAATATTTTGACTATGAGATTTATGTTCTCTCCATCTGCGTTCTATATCGTTCGTAGAACCAAAATATTTTTTATTATTGATTGTATTAGTAATTTTATATACAAAATACATTAATATTCTCCTTTCTTTTTATAATATTGAAAAATATTTTAAATGTATTTTTTAACTTTTGATACTCATTGTGTGTCTGATGTAAAATAAATCATAATAATTCCACCTTTTCTGTTATTCCTTCTTCATTTATATAAGCAATAGAGTCAAATCCCTCTTCTTTTGTTGGAAGTTCAAAAGAATTATACATAGATTTAATTACATCATCTGGAACTCTTTCTCTTCCTGTTCTGCGTGCATTTCTTATTAATGCAACCTCAAGAGGAGTTGTCATTACCATTGCTCTAATTTCATCTACTTTTGCTAATCTTTTTAAAACTTTTTCTCTACTTTTTTTATTTAAATGAGTTGCATCAACAATAATATGCGAATATTCATCCCATAAAATTGCTTCATTTATTTTTAAAATAAATTCATTAAATACTTGACGCTCTTTTGCAAAGTAGTCATCATCTTCTTCTAATAGGGCATATCTAATTGCATCTCTTGAAATCCAAACAAAGCCTTCTTTTAAATTATCTAATACAAAAGTACTTTTCCCAGTTCCAGGAGCGCCAACCATCATAAATAATCTTTTTTTCATTTTATTTCCCTCTTTCATATTTTTGTTTATCTAAAAACTTGCCTTCTGTAAAATCTTTCATAAAATCTTCTAAGGTATATCCGCGGTTGCTCCCTATTTCCACATGATTATAAGTATCTTTGCAAAAAATACAATATAACATCTTTAAATGTCCTAACTCGCGTAAGCGTCCTCCTTGTCTAGGAATAGGGATTCCTTCCCTCCCACAATGAGTGCAAAAAAACTTACTTTCTGCAATATTCCCGTTGTTACATCTTGCCATTTCTTATCAATTCCTTTCTATAAATATTATATCATTATTTTTTTATAAAATCAAAAAGAGTGCATTTTTGCACTCTTTATATTATTGGTGGTATTTTAATAAGAATTCATTTGATACTGCTTTGAAAGATTGTTTACCATCTTTTGTTCTTAATACAATTCCTTCACGCATTCCGCCATCTAGTTGAGACATATCACTTGCCGCATAATCTAATAGTTCTTCACAAGTTGATGGTAATATATAACGAGCGCTAACAATTGGAACGCAAGGAATATCATAATTATCTAATACTTTAGTCATCATTAATGGATTTAATCTTTCAACTTCTCCATTTTTATAACCTAAAATTAAGTTAAATGCCATAAAATCGTGGTCTTTAATAGAATAATCTCTAACTTGAACCCCAGCACCATAAGTTTCTCCTTGAATAGTCACAAATTCTAAGTCATCATGGTCATTTAAGAATTCTTGTAAGACTTCTTTAATGTTATACTTTTCAGCCATTTCTAAGTAAATATTACTTTCATAAAAGCATCTTTCTGCTTTTTCTGGTGTATCAAAGCAAACATTTCTTGAACATACATAGAATTCTTGTTTTCTACCTCTACCTTTCATAGTAAAAGTAGTTGAAGAACCATCAATTTTTTCAGTAACTATCCATTCAGTGTCGTCTCCAGGGAATAAATGAGGTAAGTTTTGGCATCTTTCTTCATCAGTTTTTACTACCCAAGCTGGCCATCCGCGCTTATCTCTTTTCTTTCCTAAGAAAATAAATAATAATTTTCTTCCCCATTGTCTAGCAAATAACCATTTTACTAATTTATTTTTCTTAAATAATTCTAAATGGCGTTGACGCATTTTATCATATTTATCAATTTCTGCTTTTCTTTTGTTATCTTCTTCTACTGAATAAACAACTTCTAAAATATCAGTTAAATCAATATTTTCTTCATCTGCAATATCAATTCCAAATGAGTCGATAGGTAATGCTAATCCTTGAGATACAACTCCAAATTTATTTAATTTCATAGTCTTAACTTTATAACCTTTTTTAATCATAAATTCAGACCAGTCTCTAGCAGGCAACTTCGAGTCAATTTCAAAATAAACACATAAATCGCCTTCTGTAAATTCTCCTTTTTTTACAATAACATTCCAGCCATTTACTGCCATTAAGTCAATGTTATCTGCACCTTCAATTGGACGAATAGCACCACATCTAGCAGTATATGCTAATGCTCTTTTATTATTAATTAACATTTTATATCTTCCTTTCTTTTTTCTATTAAACTCCAAAATTCATTACAATATCTTTTATTTTTTGCAACTGCTTTCAATATATTTCTTTGAATTGTTGCTCTTGAATGTGGAGTATCAATCGTTTGATTAAGACTTAACACCCAATTAGTTGCCGCGTCCAAAGATGAAAACTTTTGACTTTTTACTACTAAATAGTGTTTATCTATTTTATCTAATATTTCTTGATTATCTTTATATAAATCTTCTAATGCTCTTCTTTGATTTTCTGCTTTTGTAACCCATTCTAAATTATCTAACTCATTACATCTTTTGTTATGGTTTTTATGGTCTACTGTATAAGACTCCGCATTAGGGATAGGCATCCAAGTTAGCATTACTAACCTATGAATTTGTTTATGCCCATAGAAAGTTTCTACTGTGCAATAACCTGCAGAATTAATTCTTAAAGGCATATTTTGTTTATGTTCATCTTTAATATGCCCTAGGGTAGAAACAAATACTCTATATTCTTTGTTCCATTTCCATCGTTCAATTCTTAAATTCAATCTTGGTAAAATAAATTTCATATCTATACACACTTCCTTTTCTTTTGTATATAAATATTATATATTATTTTTTATATTTTATCAATTATTCAAAATTAATTGGGTTATTTTCATAAAAATATATAGGTTCTAAAGTTTCTAAATTTAATAATGCAACTTTACCAGATGTAGGTGTTCCTAAATCAATATTAATTTTATGACCTTGACAATATTTAATTATCTCTGGGTCTGAAGAATAATTCATATATTGAACAGGAGTATGACCGTGAACAATATATATACTTTGAGCCCAGTTTTCTTTACGCCAAACTGTTTCTTTAATATTTTCTCTATCCCATAAAATTGCTCTTTTATTTATTTGTCCTTCATCATATATATTAACTGATGAAGAAATTCCTGCGTGACATAGAAAAAATACTTTATCTTCACAAATAGTCAATTCATAATCGTGTAAACTATATTTTATAATATCATAAAATTCTTCTTTTTTTTCTTCTGATAATTTATTATATTGTAATAATGTTGTATAAGTGCCATTATTTTTTAAAATTTCAATATCGTGTTTATCTAATCCACGGTCTTGAAAATCAATTGCATCAACCAACATTTCTTCGTGATTACCTTTTAATAATCTAAATCTATCATTTTTATCAAAGAACATTTCTAATAGGATTCTTATTCCATCTTCTCCTCTATCTATAACATCTCCAAGAACATACACAGTATCTTTATCTCCAATAAAATTTTTTATTTTTTTCCATAAAGTATAATTACCGTGCAAGTCACTAAGTGCATAATGTGCCATATTAATCATCTCCTTAATAATATTATTATATATTATTTTTAAAGATTAATCAATATATTCTTCTATATTTAAGAATACTCCATCAATAATTTTAATATGAGTTCCTTTAACGCCCATATTAGAGATTTCCGCAATTTCAGTATCTTTCATTTTTTGCAATAAACCTTTAAATACAGGCCTAGAAAGATTAGACTCTTCTACAAGACGAGAAATTGAAATATTTCCTTCTCCTAGTGTCAAATAGTTCATTATAATTTTTAATGCTTCTTTTTCAGCATCTGTTAGCATATTTAAAAACTCGTCTTGATTAATAGTTTTTGTTAATGCAATTTTTACAATTTCAATTACAGTTGTTTTTACCATTTCTTCTTCTTCAGGATGTCTTTCATATAAAGCTGCGCGTTGACTCATATTTTTTAAATCTCTTTCAATTTCATCTAAGTCGGGAACAATAGTTCCATTTTTTACACCCCATAAGTATCCAGTATGATAATCTTTTTTAAGTCTTAAACAATCTTCAACAGGAATATTTTGTAAATATAATTCCGCAGAAAGTCTTCTTCTACAAGCTTCAAATAAGCATTCGCTATTTTTAGTTTTTTTATACTTTTCTAATTCAACTAATGCTTTTGCTACAGACTCTTCAATTTTTAATTGAGGATTACAATGGAAAATATCTTCTCTTTTATTAATTATATTATCAATAAATACTTTTTTAAATTTTGGTGTAATAATATAATTTTTAGAAAAGAAACATTCCATAGCGGTTCCTTCTTGTTGTAAAATATTATCAATTATTAATCTAATATCTTTAATATCAATATGATGCTGATTATAAACTATACTATGAGAAGCAAACTTTTCTTGAGTGCATATATCTTCTATACTAGGTAAATAATACATCTTTACATTAATATCAGATATATCTTGAGCAAAACCATAAGTTGCTTTACCAAAAGTGAAAACTCCTAAAATTCTATCTTGAGGATATATGGTTTTTAAATATTTATAATCATCTTCTAAAATTGTTTGAATTTCCTTATCTGTCATATTATAACCTCTTTTCTAAAAATATTATACCAAAAATTTTCAATTTTGTCAAAAAGTTTATATATAAATTAAGTGAAAATAAAATTTGATTTTTTTAAAAAAACTTTATATAATATATATAAGAAAAGGAGTGAAACTATGAACGAGAAAGAAAAAGAAATGATGCGATTAAATTTTTCAAAAGATGGCTTCATATATGTAGTAGGAGGCGGAAATACTTACAACATAAAAGAAGAACTAAAGCAAAAAGGTTTCTGGTTTTCTTCAGAATATGGCTGGTTTGGGAAAGAAGAGATTGACATTCCCGCACCTTATAAACTATTTAAGATTGCTTTTGATGAGTTATATAAGTGGGAACCGCAGTTTAATAAGGCATTTCCGCGAGATAATATCAAACAAACAATAAATTCTATTATATATAATAATAATGAAAAGAAAAATAGTTTGTCCACTTATGTTGGGACTATTGGAGAACGAATTACAGTTCCTGTTATTTTTAAAAGAGTTAAAAACTTTAATGGTTTTTACATATATACTTTTAAAAATGAACATAATGTGTTAATTTGGGTAACTAAAAAACAAACTGCATTTCAAATTAATCAACCTCTTGAATTAACTGGAACTGTTCGAGCACACGAAGAGGTTCACGGTATTCAAATTACAAAAGTAAACAGATGCTCAATAAAAATATCTTAATTTATTTTTTATAAAAATTATTATATAATATTTATATAAAAAGAAAGAGGTGTTGAAATGACAGCAAAACAAAAGTATGAAGTTAATCAAATTATGGAAGCATTAAGTTTTTGTGATTTTGATGAATTTAGCGGAGATTCAAAGCATCAATTAGTTAAAGATTTTAAAGAACAATATAAAGGTGCATTGAATTGGACTTTTGATACAGGTGCTTCAAAATTTGTATTTATCTTCCCAGACTTTGTTATAAAAATACCATTTATATATAGTTGGGGAGATGAAATGTTATGTGGAGCAGACTCACAAAATGGAGAATATTGGGACTATTGTGCTACTGAATTAGAACAATATGAATTCGCAGTTCAAAATGGTTTTGGAGAATTCTTTGCAGCTGTTGAATATATAGGCAAAGCAAATGGACATCCAATATATTTTCAAGAACTTGCAGAAATATATTGCTCTCGTGGGAGCAACTCTTCAGATGATGAAGTTGAGGAATTTGAAGAATCAGCGGAATCAAGAGAAAGTTGCTGGTTAGATTTAGATTCATATTGGCGCTGTGATGTTTTAAAATATTATGGCAAAGAAAAATATAGCGATTTTATGAGTTATCTTGCTGATACTAATATAGAAGATTTACACGATGGCAATATTGGCTACATTCAATCAAGACCTGTATTAGTAGATTACAGCGGATGGAATAATTAAGGAGGGTTTGTATGATAAATTTTTCAAAACCATTTTCAACTTTTGAAGATGGAATACTAAATGGAGCAACTTGTTATATAATGCAAGAGCAAGAAGATTATGAGGAAGCTCAAGAGATATTAAGTGAACTTCCTGAAAAATGCTTAGATAAATATGAAATCCAAGCCTATTTAGCAAATAAAGGTATTTGGTTTTCAAGTTTATCTTTAGAACACCAAAGACAATTGATCGACGACTTCACAAGGTAAAAACCACGCCAAAGAGGTCGGGATTGATTTTTTCAAAAAATTTTGATAAAATATATTTAAGAAAAAAAGAAAAGGAGAAAGAAAATTATGGAAAAGAAAGTTACAAAAGCAGAAAAATACGAAATGATTAAAGAAATTATCGCAAATATGGAAGTAGAAGGAAAAGACGAATTAGTTGCATTCTTAGATAAACAAATCGACGGAATCGTAGCAAAAGCAGAAAAAGCAAGAGCTAGAGCAGCTGAAAAGAAAGAAAACGGAGACGAATTAAGAGCAGTAGTTGAACAAGTTTTAACTAACGAATATCAAACTATTGATGCAATCGTTGCTCAAATTGAAGGAGAAGAAATTACAAAAGCAAAAGTAACTGCTAGATTAACTGCATTAGTAAAAGCTGGCATCGCTGAAAAAGATGATGTTAAAGATGACGAAGGCAGAAAATTAAAAGCATATCGCTTAGTTGCTTAGTAGAATACAATGTAGGCGGGGTTGCTACAATCCCGTCTTATTTTCTATGAAAGGAGAATATTATGAAATATTGTATTAATTTTAATAAACATATAAATATAAGTCAGTATCAAGTTGATGAATATATAGTTGAATATAAATCAACTGAAGCACATTTATTAGAATTTTTAGAAGCAAATCAAGATAAAAGAATAATTTTATATGCAAAAGAAGAAATTAATTTATTTCTATTTAATGAATTATGCAAAAAGTTTTCAAATCTTGTAATTAAATTTGAAAATTTTGATAGACAATTAATAGATGATATAGTTGAATATGGTTTTCCATTTTTCTACAATATCCACGTAAATAATTGGGACTTATTTTTAGGTTTAGTTAGCTTAGGCGTAACTGATATTTATGTAATTGAAGATTTATGCTTTGAGTTAGATAAAATTGCGGAAATAGCTCATGAAGAAGGGATTCAACTGAGAACATTCCCAGATGTAGCCCAAAGCACTTGGAGCTATACATCGCCGCTTAAAAAGTTTTTTATTCGTCCTGAAGATGTTGAACTATATGAACCTTATATAGATGTTTTTGAGTTCTATGGAGATATAAAAAGAGTTCCAACTTTATTAAAAGTATATCAAAATGATAAAAAATGGTTTGGACGATTAAATGAAATTATAGTAGGATTAGCAGATCCAGATTTAGATAGTCGTTTCATTATCCCAAGTTTTGCAGAAAAAAGAATTTCTTGCGGAAAAGCTTGTGTTAAGGGCGGTAAATGTAGAATCTGCGACCGCATTCAAGATTTATCAAAAACATTAGAAAAAGCAAATATGTATATAGATTATAATAAAAAAGAAGAGGAGAAATAATTATGGCATTAAAAGGAACTATATTAAAGAAAGAAATTACAGATAAAATATTATCAATGTTTGAAGGAAGTTTCCTATATAACGATGGAAAAGAAATTAGAATTCCAGGATTAGAAAACGGAGAAATGCTTCAAGTAAAAGTAGCATTAACTTGTGCTAAAACTGCAGTTAGTCCAGATGGAGAAAACGCATTACCAGGGGCTGCCGCATTAAACTTTGAAGATAATACAACTTCTGCTGTTGAAACTCACGTAGAACCAACTAAAGAAGAAAAAGAAGTTGTAGAAAATTTATTAAAAACTTTAGGTTTATAATTAACTGTTGATTTTTTATTAAAAATTTTATATAATATTATTATATAAAAAAGGAGGATTTTATTATGGAAAAAGTTACAGTGAAAATCAACATAGAAGTAGACAACGATGAAGAAGAGGTAGTAAAGGCACCTTATTATTTAGTCGCTTATGTAGATGACTGGAACCAAGTTCATATGGCGATGATAAAAGACCTTGCTTATTTACATTTTATAGAAGATAGATTTTGTGTAAAAGAATGCCGATTTATTGAGCAATAATTTGACACACTTAAAAAAATATGATATAATTTATATGAAGATGGAATTACCACATCTTCAATATACCTTTTATAACTGGGTTTCTTGCTTTTCCTTTCCCCAAGATAAAAAAGCAAGTATTATTTTTATAAAAATAATATTATGATAAAGGGTTGTTTTTTGAAAGGAGATTTTAATATGTTTAATGACGATTTTTTTACAATAGCTTTAGACCCATTTAATTGGGATAAAAGTTCTTATAAATTTAATAGAGAAGAAAAAGATATGCATCCATATTCAGTAGTTTCTCTACCAGACAAAACAATTATAGTTCATAATGTATTAGGAATAGATAAAAAAGATTTAAAAATTACTAGAAAAATTGAAAAAGATACAGTGTATCTAGTTATTGAAGGACAAACTAAAGATACTTTTACTGGCAAAGAGTATTCTATTAGCTCTACTTTACAAGTAGATGAAAGACAATTAAATATAGAAAATATTTCTTGTAATATGAAAAATGGTTTAGTATATATTGTTATTCCTAAAAAACAAATTAAAAGATTAGACAACTCAACTACAATTAAAATTACTCAATTAGATTAAGATTAAATATATGATTTTGTTAGCCCTTTATCATATATGGGTCCGTAGCCAAGTGGCTAAGGCGTGGGACTGCAACTCCCTGATCGTTGGTTCAAATCCAATCGGACCCTCCATGCCAACAAGAGAAAGCCTTCACGTGGCGTTGGTGTTTTCACTAATTTCTCAATTTTTAAAATGGGGCATTCAGCAACTTTTTACTTCAAGTAGGATTAAGAGAGGCATTTTATTTATAAAGAGCCATTCTTTAAATAACGACATAAAACAAAGAAAGGCGGTCGCCCCTTGTAAATATGACCAAGAGTTTTTGTTTTATGTTTTATTTTTATTCTAAGTAGAGATGAACTGCAAATCAAAGAGTATCATAACTTTTTGTGACTATATCTCTCGTGTTTTATTGGAATATTAAATAGAAGATAGTAGAGAATATGCCAGGATAGAAAGGCTTCTATCGCCCTTTTATTTACAATATTTTGATGTGTTAAATTTTTAATTTTGAATAAAACATATAGTCCCTCAATACTATATGGTTTAAAATATTGGAATATTTTAAGTAGAAGTTTGCCGGGAACGGCAGTGAGATGCGGAGGTCGCCGCCCGCCATTATTTGATGCTATTGATTTAATAGGAATTTAAAAATGGATAAAAGTAAGTGTAGACGCAACTGGAGAAGTTAATTTTCCTCTAGGGTTACGGGGGCTTTAGATTGTTCCTGTCTGCATAAAAGTTAGACAAGAGTATGCTTATACTTAAGTCATATTGGCTATTGTTGAATTAGATGATATGTTCCCAGGTTAAGGTCTGGGCTCTTGTTTTTATCTCCCTATAGCGCAATTGGATAGAGCACTAGACTTC